TGTATATTGTTGATAACCCATATCCTGTGGGAAAGGTTTATCAATACAGCACAAGCTCAACAGCCTACACAAACCAAATGGACAAGACTCAACTAGACGCAGTTACTGACCCGAACCACATAGCACTCAGTAATGACTTTGATTTGTCTATTATCCTGAACATGACATCAGGTACGACAGTGCCTTCTTCAAACGGTGTAGCGATTAACTACGATGCTAACATCTTGAACAAAGGTGCTGTTTTAGGAACTGACTATGACTTCGATGCTCCTGCTCAGAACAAGGTCAGGATTACCGCACTGGCAGGAAATAATCTTAAAGTCAGGGTTGTTTAGATAAATACCTAACTGATATATTGGAGTAGTTAGATGGAAGACCGACTAAGCAGAGTAGAAAAGAAGATTGACACATTACAAGAAGCTATTGTGTCCTTAGCGCGTGTTGAAGAAAGACTTGTTACTGTGTTTAATCGGCAGTCACATATTGAGACTAAAGTAGACGCTATAGAAAATAAGATGGACTGTTTAGCTGAAAACATAGCCAGTGCAAGGACAATGGAGCGTCTACTTTGGATAATACTTGTTGCAAGCATAGGCGCTGTTTTTACATACATAGGAAACTAGGATGACATATTTAGAACTAGTAAACAGTGTTCTACGCAGGCTTCGTGAAAACCAAGTAGACACAGTAGCAGAGACAAGTTATTCAGCTTTAGTTGGAGACTTTGTTAATGACGCTAAACAGCTTGTAGAAGACTCACATAGTTGGTCTGCTTTGCGTGTTTCTATTGACTTTGACACAGTTAACGGAACGTCTGTGTATCCTCTAACAAACGCAGGACAAGAAGTAGAAGTACGAGAAGCGTTGAACACAACAAGCAAGACTAGGTTTATGTCTAGCAACAGAACAGAAATGAACAGGTATTATAAACTAATGACGCCTGCTGCGGGTTCTCCTTCTAAGTTTGCTTTTACTGGAACAGACGCTAACGGCGACATTACTGTACAAGTGTACCCACAGCCAGACAACATCTACAGTTTGTTCTTTGATGCGTTTGCTAGACAGGCTGATTTAACAGCAGACGCTGATGTATTGAAAGTGCCATACAACCCTGTGCTACAGCTTGCTTTGGCTATGGCGTTACGTGAGCGTGGTGAGACAGGCGGTCAGTCAGCAGCAGAGCAGTTTGCTATAGCTGATGCTACGTTGTCTGATGCTGTAGCGTTTGACGCTAACAAGTATGCAGAAGACACCACATTTGTTGCTGTATAAGGAACTCTAATGGCTCAACAACTACAGAGCATTACAATTACAGCTCCGGGATTTGCAGGCATCAACACACAAGATGCTCCGCTAGCGCAAGAGCCTAGCTTTGCTGCTGTTGCTGATAACTGCGTGATTGACAAAGAAGGCAGAGTTGCCTCTCGTAAGGGCTATACGATGATCACCACTAACGGCGCAGCTGTTCTTGGTACATCTGACGGTATAGAGTCAATGGGCGAGTTTGTTGCTGAAGACGGAGATACTCTTTTCTTCTCGGCAGGAAACAACAAAGTCTTTTCAGGTACAACAACGCTAACTGACCTAACTCCTGCGGGATACACCATTACAGCTAATAACTGGAAGATGGTCAACTTCAACGACTCTATGTATTTCTTTCAGCGTGGATATGAGCCGTTAGTTTACAAAGACAGCACCAGTACATTTGACCCTATGTCAGATCACGGACACTCTACAGGCACGCCGCCACAAGGTAACGAGTGTTTAGCAGCGTTTGGTCGTCTTTGGGTGGCAGACTTTACAGATGACAAGTCTACTATTTATTGGTCTGATCTGTTGCAAGGCTCACACTGGACAGGCGGCTCTACAGGCTCGATTGACATTACTAAGGTGTGGCCTACAGGGTATGACACTATCGTTGCTCTAGCGGCTCACAACGGCTTCCTAGTCATCTTTGGTCGTAGCTCTATAGTTATCTACTCAGGCGCAGACAATCCGGCTACTATGGTCTTGTCAGACACTATATCTAACGTAGGTTGCGTGTCACGAGACGCTGTTGTGTCTACTGGTAAAGACTTGATCTTCTTAGACGACTCAGGTGTGCGTAGCCTTGCTAGGACAATACAAGAGAAGTCAGCGCCTATTGGTGACATCTCTAAGAACGTAAACAACGATATTAAGTCACTGTTTATAGCAGAGACAGGCAACATCAGTATGCACTACTCTCCTCGTGAGGCGTTTGTGCTGCTTAATTTCCAAGAACTAGGTGTTGTCTACTGCTTTGATACACGGTTTCCGCTACAAGACGGCAGCTACAGAGCAACTACATGGTCGCACATTAACCCGCTGTGCTTTACAACTATATCAACAGAGGCGTTGTACATAGGTTCTAAGACAGGTGTAGCTAGTTACTCAGGCTTTACAGACAACACTACTGGTTACTTGCTCAGCTACTTTAGCCATCCGTTGAGCTTTGGTGACACATCTAAGCTCAAGTTCTTAAAGAAGATAAACTTAATTACGTTTGACGGTGCTGAAGCTACTGTAGTGCTTAACTGGGCTTACGACTATTCTGGTGCGTACACTAAGCAGGCTTATATCTTGCCTAAGTCTAACGTAGGTCAGTACAACATCTCAGAATTTAACACAGAGGCTGAGTATTCGTCGTCTATTGCTCTTATCAATCGTCAAAAGATTAACACTAGCGGTCAAGGAACTGTGGTAGCTGTAGGCGTAGAAACAACAGTAGAAGGTAAGACTATTGCTCTACAAGAGATAAACATACACGCATTACTAGGAAGGATTGTCTAATGAGTAATTACACTAAGATAACTAACTTTGCAGCTAAAGACGCAATGGTCAGCGGCAACCCTGCTAAAGTAATTAAAGGTACTGAAGTTGGTGCTGAGTTTGACGCTATCGCTGTTGCAGTAAACAGTAAGTCTAATTCAGCATCTCCTACGTTCACAGGCACAGTAACAGTAGCTAACTTAACAGCCACTGGTACACTTACTTTGTCTACTATTGACGGTGGTACATACTAATGACTCTTGACGAGGCTAAGCAGACATTAATGCTAGAGCTAGTCAGAGCTACACAAGGCAATTACAGCATAGAAGAGTTGTTAGAGCTTTACTATTTTATTATAGAGCCTGAAGACGACGGTAAACCGAACCTAACAGTACTAAATAACAGGACATAAGTATATGAAGTATGTTAAAATCATAGGTAAGTTTATAAAAGCTAAGTTTATGGGTGCGACTGACGAGCAAGCGACTGTTACTATTTTATTAGCTGCTTTTATCTTTATTGTGTTAGCGGTGGCTTAGATGTTAGCAATGTTAGGTTCATTAATCGGGCCAGTGTCTGACTTGTTGGACAAAGCAATACCCGATAAAGACTTAAAAGAAAAACTAGCTCATGACATTGCGACTATGGCAGAGCGTCATACGAACGAGCAAGTTAAAGCACAGCTAGAGATTAACAAGGTAGAAGCCAAGCACAATAGTCTATTTGTTGCAGGATGGCGTCCTGCCTGTGGATGGGTCTGTGTGCTAGGAATGGCAGGTAACTTCCTAGTCATCCCCTTCGCGAATATGAGCTTGAATCTGCTAGAGACAGGCGTTGAAGTGCCTATGATTGACCTTGCTACAATGCTACCTGTGTTGATGGGTATGCTTGGTCTTGGCGGCTTACGCTCCTTTGAGAAGGTTAACAAAGTAGAGCGAAACACTTAGGAATTATTATGGGTACTACAGTAGCACCACAAGCAAGCAGTATTGCAGGTTCAATAACTTCTTACGGCAAGTCAGGGTTAGGTAATCTAGGCGGTATGCTCGTAGACTTAGGCTCTGTTTATAACAGTCTGTCAGACTCAGGCGGCGTCATGGGCGCTGCTAGTGACCGTAACAACGACAACATAGGCGCAGGTATTACTGACAATGTAGACCCTAGCAAAGCCCCTAAAAAAGACATTTCTGCTGAGCAAGTAGATAAAATAGTAAAACGTTCTGACGAAATCAGAGCTTCAGCTATGTCTGACGAAGACAAGAAAATAGCTCTAAGTGAGTTGTTAACAGCTGAACGCATACCACACGACCCTAACTCTTTAGACCCTTTTTCTCCTTCAGACAAGTTTGGATTGTTATCTAATCGTATTAATATTGTTGATCCACAGTCAGCAGCATCAGCGGCAGCGGCGGCATCAGCGGCAGCAGAGGCATCAGCAGCGCAAGCCAGAGCAGCGACAGAAGCAGTGCAAGAAGTGTTTAATACAGACTCAGTAGCTGATGCAGTTGCTTCAGACCTCTTAGGAGGCGATAGCGACTTAACAGGAGATGTAGACACTATCGCTTCTACTGTTGCGTCAGCGGCTACTGGCGGGTTGCAAGCAGGTGATGTGATTACAGATGATCGTATTGTTGGCGACTACGAGTTTGTATATGACGCAGAAAACAATGTGTTTCATTACTCTCCTTTTGATGTAAATGGCAATAGAATATATACAGGTGAGACGTTAGATGCTAGTACAGTAAGTGGGTTTGACCCTAATGCAGCAACAACAGGTGCTACTAAGTCTGTTATTTTTGATCCGTTAACTGGAAAAGCGTCTATAGAGCAGATAGGTGACGCTAGTGCAGTCACAAAAGATACAGATACAACAGACACAGGTGGTGATAATACATCAGGCATTACTATAACTCTTGGCGGTGATGGCTTACTAGGCGGTTCTAGCACTGTAGGAGCTACAAATGCAACAACGACTACTACAGGTGGCGGCACTGGCGCTACGTCTACTGTCACTAATGGTGCTACTACTGGGGCTACCAATACTACTGTTGTGGGTGGCACTGGAGACGTTACTGGAACAGGTGACGTGTTCAATACTGCAACAGACACCAAGAACACAGGAGAGACGCTAACCACTGGAACGTCTGTTAAGCCTAGCACAGTGGTGACTAACGGCACTGATGGCAGAGACGGTGGTGACGGAGCTGACGGTAAAGATGGTAAAGACGGTGGTGACGGAAGAGACGGTGGTGACGGAGCTGACGGTAAAGACGGTAAAGACGGAGAGACAGGTTTGTTGATGATGGGTATGCTATCAGCACCGCTAGCTAACAACATATTTAAAACAGAATTTGAAAGTAATTACTTACGTCCAGAGTACGTAGATAGAATCTTGCGAGGCAAAGGCATGAACAACAACGGAAGGAATACATAATGAGTCTTTTTGATGCGATTGGTGGCCTTGGAGCTATTTACGGCTTTGACAAAGGTATTAAAGATGTTCAAGGCATAGGAACAGAGGCGCTTACACGCGCTCAGACAGGCGCTACTAACTTAGAAACGCAGACGCAGTTTAAGCCGTTTACTGTTACGTCTGGTGTTGGCGGTGGTCAGTTTGACCAAGCAGGTAACCTTGGCCTTACAATGACGCCTGAGCAACAAGCTATACAGAGTCAGTTACAAGGTTTTGGTAGCAGTATGTTTGATTACCTTGGTGATCCGGCAGCACGAGAGGGCGATCAAACTGCCATAATGAATATGCTTGCAAACGGTAATATTCCGGGTCGTGAAGCAGATATTATGTCTCGTCTACAAGCCTCTGTAGCGCCTGAGCAGGAACGTGCGCGTTTACAGTTAGAACAGAGACTAGCTAACCAAGGCAGACTTGGTGTACAGACATCTATGTTTGGTGGTACGCCAGAGGCTCTAGCACTAGAGAAAGCCATAGCAGAACAGCAAGCAGGCTTTGGTGTCAGCGCTATGGAGCAGGCTCGTGCAGAACAAGGGCAAGAGTCTAACCAGAGACTAGCAGCGTTACAGGAGTTCCGTAACAGGACGCAGTTAGCAGGTGGATTAGGTTTGAACGCTCTATCAGCTTCTTATCAGCCTCTTGAGGCGTTACTGGGTACGTTATCACCTGCACTACAGGCAGCAGACATAGCAGGCGCAGGTCAGCGTCAAGGCGCTCAACTAGGCGCGTCAATGCTACAGTCTGGTCAGCAGACACAGCTTGGTGCAGAAATAGCAGCAGCAAACCTACAACAACAGCAGATACAGGCTATTGCTAATCTGTTGGGTGGTCAGCAAGCTAATTCTGTTACAGGTCAGACAGCACAGACAGGTTTGTTTGAGAGTTTGTTTAATAAAGGCAAAGAAATGTTAACTGGCGGTGTCACTGCTCCTTTGAACGACGCAGCTAACACACAAGCAGCTCTTGACTACTACTTAGGTAATCCATAATGGCTAATATAGATATTGCATCCCTGTTCTCTGACATTGTTCCTGACCCTGCTCAGCAGCAACGAGAGCGTACATTGCAACAGAATGACGCAGTTAATCAGGCTAACTTGGTAGGTACGTTAGGCGGCATGGCGGCTTATTTAGCGCCACAGCGTAGTCGTGCGTTACAGCAGTCTGCGACAGGCTTGCTTGGTATTGAGCAACCTACGTCAGCAGCCGATCAGGTTAAAGCACAGCTTGCAGCGGCGTCTTCTCAAAAACAAACACCTGAGAGTCTTATTAGACTAGCTAAACTTGTTGAAAACACTGACCCACAAAAGGCAGCTCAGTTTCGTCAAGCGGCAACGCAGATGCGAGTAGATGAAGCAACGCTTATTGGCTCAAGAGCAGAAGACAGAGCAATAATGACACAGGCTCAACAGCGTATAATAGACGCTGCTAAAGACGGCGATGACGCAGCAAAAGCAGTAGCAAGAGAACAAGCTGCTCGTCTTCCTGCTTTGTTTGCTAACGACCCTAAAGCAGCTCGTGAGTATGTTTTAAAACTAGAAGAAGAACGTAGAAAGGCTGCTGATGATCTAAATGAGGCAGGCGCGGCTACTACTAGACAGCGAGATGATGAAATAGCTTCTAGAAGAGTTGAACTAAAAGGTTTAGGTCTGACAGGTCAAGAGCTAGAAGACACAGCTGCTAAGTTAGTAGACGGTAGCTTAAGAATAGAACTACAAGAGGATGGTAGTCTCTTCCAAATTGACGATGTATTGGCCGCTAGTCCTGACCCTGCAATACGCGCAACAGCCGTTAAACGAATAAGACCTGACGATCCGCTAGCCACTGTAGAAGACTTAAATCCTTACGAGCTTCCTGAAGGAATGAGTCTAGCAGAAGCTGCTACAAAAGGAACAGGTATTGTTAATATGTTTAAAGAAGGTATTTCAAGGTGGACGAGTAACTTTTTGCCTACTGCCTTAGATGAAGAAAGAACAGCTGCAAGGAACGTACTGAACGGAGCTGACAATCTATTAATTAAAGCATTTTCAGTCAATGATGGCCGCTATTCTATCCAAGAACAAGAAAGGATACGAGCAACCTACGGAATAAATCCTAAGCTCGGCGAGTCTCCTGAGTCAATGGCGGTAAAAATAGACAATTTAGACAAGTTTACAGAAAGAGAGTTAGACAAACTTGTAAAGAGCGTTAATGACCCTACAACAGATCCTATAAGAAGGTTAGCTGACAAAGCTACAATATCTGAGTTAAAATCGTTTAGGGGGATAATGTTTCCTGTTGAAAAGCAAGCCCCGACTGTAAGAAACATAGATGATGTTACGGTTATGACAGTAGATGATGTTAATAGATATATAGATAACACTAGCGAAGAAGACTTTGCGAAGTTACCTAAAGCGACTCAAGAAGCTATCATAGCTAAGATGGGAGGATAATAGTAATGGAAGATGACCTCTTAGACACACCACAACTAAATCAATTTAGAAATTTAAAGAACGCTAGAGCATTAAAGCAAGCGGAGGCGTTAGCGCAAAGTAGTGCTGAGAAGGGTAGCTTGATCGACGACATCGGCAGAAGCATGATGGCGTTGCCTGCTACGTTATTCTCTGGTGATGTAGAGATTAGAAGACAGGCTATACAAAACAACCCTGAGTTATCTAACTATCAAAAAGCTAAACAGTTACGCGACCTACCACCAGAAAAAGAAGCACCAGACACTGTTGGAACAGCAATGGGAACAGGCGCTACTGAGTCAGGCGTAGCTAACATAGCGATAGGTTTGCTTGCAAAACGAGTCCCTGCAATAAACGGTGCGGGTAGAGTGCGTTCAGCGTTACAAAACACTATTAACCAGTATGGTGATTTATTCCGTAGAAACCCTGTAGGAACAACGATAACCGAAAGCCTCATAGGCGGTGTAGCAGGAGGAGGCGGCTTCACACTTAAAGATGCCTATCCTGACTTACCTGCTGCACAGTTTATTGGTGAAATGACTACTGGACTTGGTGTAGGCTTGGGTCTTCCGTATATAGCTAAGAACTTAACACCGACAGGCTACATTGTTAGTAAAGGAAGAGATTGGTTTAGTCTAGAAGGAGCTACCTCACGAGCAGCGGCTAGGGTACAAGGGCTTGCAGACCCTGAAACTGTGCTAAAACAACTAAGAAGTGGTGAAGAACTAAGCCCTAACGCTGCACTAACTATTGCACAAAGAACAGGAGAGTCTAAACTAGTAGCTTTAGAAAATACTATTGTTGACGCAGCTAACGATGGCACGATATCGCAACAGTACGCTGACGCTTTAGAACAAACAAATCAAGCAATTAAAGACGATCTTGATTTTGGTGGGACGTTCCCAGAAGACACGCAGAAGTTCTTTGAAGACCAAGTTAAGCACTATAGTGCTTTGTTAGATGCGCGTATGAGCGTTGCTGCTGAACGCGCAAACCAAGCAGCTTTAAAAGTCTCTCCGAGTCAGACTAAAGAAGTATTAGAAAACGCTGTGAGAGAAGAAATTGAGCTTGCTTACAAAGAAGCACGAGGACTTGAAACAAAGCTGTTTGATGCAGTAGACCCTGAACTGACTGTTGACGTTGGTGTGTCTAGATCAGCTAGAGACAACTGGGACGGTAGGTTACCGGAAGCACAAAAAGAAAATATGCCTTCAGCAGCTGCGCGATTAAACCCTACGTCAACTAATTACATAGGTCGTGTAAGAAAGAATAAAAAAGGCGAGGCAATAAACACGCTAGGACAAACAACAGTGTTTGAATTACGTGGCGTACAGAGCGCTTTGCGTGCAGAAGCTAGAGCGGCTAGGTCGGGTGAAGTACCTAACAGACAAAAAGCAATGATAGCGGATGAACTAGCTGACTCAATAACAGAGGACATAGCTCGTATTTATATGGACGCAGAAGGCGATAACCCTGTTGCGATGGCTGTTGCTTACTCAAGAGAACTTAATCAGCGTTTTTCTCAAGGCACAGTAGGGAAGATATTAGGCAAGTCAGGAACAGGGGCAGCACGTTTAGACCCTTCTGTTACTTTATCTAGGACTTTAGGAATTAGCAGTGCTTCAAACAAAGTTGCTTACGACCAAATACTAACAGCCGTTGAAGGAAACCCTGCGGTACAGGCTTCTATGGAGGATTTTTTAAAGCATAACTTCTTTAGAGGATCGGAGTTCGACGCTGCCGCAGCAAACCGTTTCTTAAACTCTAACGAAGACTTAATGTCTAGAATGCCTGTTCTCCGTGACGAGGTAAACGAAGCTATCAGGACAGGTGACGCTACTAGACTAAAACGTCCTCGTGGTTTTGCAGACAAAAATGTAAATAAAGCTATAATATTTACTGGCAAAGGCCCTGACGAGGCTTTTAATAGCGTTCTAAACAGCATGACAACTGGTAGGGAGATGCAGCAACTTGTAAGAATGGCTGCTAGAGACGTAACCGGAGAAGCTACAGCGGGTTTGCGAACCTCGTTTACTCAATGGGTGTTAAAGAACGCTACTGAACTATCAGGAGATGTAAACGGCGCAAAGTTAGGTGCTATTTTCGATGATAGAAAAACAAAGATCATGATGAATCAGTTGTTTGATAAGAGCCACAAAGCTAGGTTTGAGCGTGTAGTTAGGACAGCTAAACTGTTAGACACAGCAAGAAAAGCAGGGACGCTGACTGATATAGGTACTGATAAACTAGGACTTATAGGGTCAACGCTTGCTCGACTTACTGGCGCTAAAGTAGGTAGGCAGGTTAGTAACACTATACAAGGCCCTGCTATCCTTGCTCAGAAGTTTCAAGAGTTATTGCAGGCAGGTATTGCAAATCCCGCAGAAAAGCTACTAATAGACGCTATAGACAACGAAGAGTTGTTTACGTCACTAATGGCAGTAAAGCTAGGAGGCAAGAATAATAATAGGGTTTTAGTAAGAGCTGAAAGAGCTATTAATGCTTGGATGGGTGTTACTTTAAAGAACCTTGGCACAGAAGAAGAAGAGCAACAACAGCAGTTGCCTCAATAGGGACTTCAGCGGCGGCGGAGACATCAAAAGAATAACATGGATTTATTAACTTGTAAACATAAAAGAGGTTACTATGAAGAACTATTCTTACTCAAATAAAAGCAAACCTACTACACCTAACAGGACGGCGACACCTAAGAAGAAGAAGAAAAAGAAGTAACCTAATCCTTAGTGCTACCTTTGGATCGTGCGTTTGTTATAGCCACAAAAAAGCCCTATAGAGATTGGGATGCTCTA